GGATGCCTTGAGTGATAGAGAGGGTAAGAGAGAAGATGCAAAGGCAAATAGAATCAGTCAGCAGAATAGTGAGCAGTCTAAATTAATCAATCAGAGAAAGAATAATCTTCCACCAACTAGGTTTGAATCTAACGAGGATAGCTTAGATGGGCTTGATTTAGCAGAGTTCTCTCCAAGGTAATGTCATGGTTATAGCGTGTATAGTACTTATAGTTATTGCTGCAATAGGCAACAGTAAAGAAGGTTGAAAAATACATTCAAAATAATTTAGTAAATTTGTAATGAAATGGAATTTAAAGTAAGAGAAGTAAGTGCAGAGAATAAGTCGGTTCAAGAAGTAGAACAGGAACTTGTTGAGAAGCACGAAGCAGAATTAAACGAAGGAGAAGATACAACCTCAACGGAGGATGTAGTTGTCAATGAATCTACTGAGGATGTAATCGCAGCAGATGAAGGGCAGTTAGTATCTAAAGAGTTGGGCGACAATGATGTGCTTGAGTACATTAGGAATCGTTACAACAAGGACATATCATCTATGGATGATTTGTTAGAGGAGAAGTCATCCAATGAAGAAATGCCCGAAGATGTTGCAGCCTATTTTGAATATAGGAAAAAGACAGGAAGGGGCATGGATGAGTACATCAAACTCAACAGAGACTTTGATGGTATGGATGAAAAGCAACTTCTTACAGAGTTCTTTATAGCAAAGGGAGATGCCTTTGATATGGAGGATGTAGACTTATTGATGTCTGAGTATTCATACGATGAAGATTTGGATGAGGATAAGGACATCAAGAGAAAGAAGTTGTCAAAGAAAAGAATTGTTAAAGAGGCTAAAAGTTTCTTCAATGAGCAGAAGCAGATGTATAAAGAACCCCTTGTGTCAAGTACGGTTCAAATGTCTGAGGATGACAAGAAGGAGCAGGAGGCTTATCGACAATATATAGAGCAGTCTAAGACTTATGAGCAGGAGGTAAAAAGAAAGCGTGAATGGTTTGAGAAGAAAACCAACGAGGTATTTTCAGATTTCAAAGGTTTTGATTTCAAGATAGGAGATACCACAGTTAGCTACACACCTTCAAACGCTGATGAAATTAAAAAGTCTCAGTTGTCTCCACAAAACTTTATTGCAAAGTATTTGGATGACAATGGTATGATGAGTGATGCAGCAGGTTATCACAGGTCGTTAGCTGTAGCTATGAACCCTGAACGGTTTGCTCGATTTTTCTATGAGCAGGGTGCAGCGAGTGCAACAGAGGATGTTACTCGTAAGATTAAGAATATCCAAATGGATGAAAGGAAAGCACCCGAAGTGACTAAGAAAGGTGGAACTCAGTTCCGTTCAGTAAACAACGATTCAGGTCGTGGATTAAGAATTAAAAGTAAACGAAAATAAAAAAATAAGTTATGGCAGGTTCAGTACAGGCAAATCCTACTTTCGATTTGCAGCCATCAGCACAGCAAGTGCCATTGGCAACAAACTATATTACCAACTTCGACTTCCTAAATCAGTATCTACCCGATACATATGAGAAGGAGTTTGAGCGTTACGGTAATCGCACAATCTCTTCATTCCTTCGTATGGTAGGAGCAGAGATTCCTTCAAACTCTGACTTAGTAAAGTGGGCAGAGCAAGGTCGTCTTCACATCAAGTACATTGATGTAGGTACAGCAGCATCAGCAGCAGATGATACGGCTGTATTCCAAGTGAATGATACAGGTGTTCCTGCTTTTGGAGCAAACAATGCTATCGCGCTACGAGTTGGACAGACTGTTATGGTTATTCAGAATGGTGGTACAGGTTCTAACAAGGGTATTATCACAGCAGTTGATACTGCTAATGACCAATTCACAGTAGCTTTCTATGAAGCAGGTGGTTTGGTTACAGCAGGTACAGGTGTTGGTAATGCAGATGTTACGGTATTCGTATATGGTTCTGAGTTCAAGAAAGGAACAAACGGAATGCAAGGAAGTCTTGAAGCTGATGATGAAATCTTCGAGAACTCTCCAATTATCCTAAAGGATAAGTATGCTGTAAACGGTTCTGACATGGCTCAAATCGGGTGGGTAGAAGTAACTACTGAGAATGGAGCAACAGGATTCCTATGGTATCTAAAGTCTGAGCATGAGACTCGTCTTCGTTTCGAGGACTACCTTGAGACTTCAATGATTGAAGCAAAACCTGCCGAAGCAGGTTCAGGTGCAATAGCAGCAGACTTCAAAGGTACAGAAGGTATCTTCTACACAGTTGAGAACAGAGGTAATGTATGGGGAGGTGGTAATCCTGCATCTCTTGCAGAGTTTGATACAATCATCTCTCGTCTTGACAAGCATTGTTTGACAACGATGAGCAGATGGCATTGAATCTTGGATTTACAGGATTCCGTAGAGGATATGACTTCTACAAGTCTGATTGGAAATACTTGAATGACCCTACAATGCGTGGAGGACTTCCAACAGCAACAGGTTCAGGTAGAATAAATGGTCTATTAGTACCTGCGGGTACAACAAGCGTATACGACCAAATTCTTTGTAAGAACGCTAAGAGACCATTCCTTCATGTTCGTTATCGTGCTTCTCAAACAGAAGACCGTAAGATGAAGACTTGGATTACAGGTTCAGCAGGTGGTGCTTCCAACTCTGACTTGGATGCAATGGAGGTAAACTTCCTATCTGAGAGATGTATTTGTACAATGGGTGCAAACAACTTCTTCTTATTCGAGCAATAGGATTAGGTTTATAATACATATTTTATAATACAGATGAGGGTTGGGGTGTCGTGCAAGACACCCCATATCCCTTCACTTAAATCAAATTTAATTTTAATGAAGAAGTTAGAAATCAAAAATCGTACCTATCGTTTAACGAGAGGTGCAGCACCTATGACATTTATTATACCATCTAAAAGTAGCAAGAGGTCTCCTCTGTTATACTACGATGAGTCTAGGAATGAGAATAGAGTATTGAGATATGCAACAAATCAGAAGAGTTGCTTCGAGGATGAGCAGGATGGTAACGCACTACTAACTCCTGTTATATTTGAGGATGGTATGCTTAATGTGCCAAAAACAAATCCTGTATTGCAGCAATTCTTACACTATCATCCTTTGAACGGAACAAGGTTTGAAGAGGTAGATAAGGAGAAGGATGCTCAAGAAGAATTACAGGCATTAGAGATGGAGGTGGATGCTTTGAGTACAGCAAGGGAACTAAGTATTGAGCAGCTTGAGGCTGTTGGTAGAGTTCTATTTAACTCAAAGGTATCTATGATGCAGACTGCTGAACTCCGTAGGGATATATTGGTCTATGCGAGGCGTGACCCACATTCATTTATGTCAGCAGTATCGAATCCCGAATTGAGGCTTTTGTCTACAATTGCAGGATTTATTGACAACAAGCTGTTGTCTATTAGAAATAACGGAAGAGATATTCACTACAACCTTAAGGGCAATAAGAAGAGATTAGTAGCAGTTCCTTTTGGGGATGACCCATTAGAATACATGGCTTCGTACTTCAAGACCGATGAGGGTGTAGAGATACTACAGTTCTTAGAAAAACAAATGAAATAAATTCTTCGTACATATTCCTTTTTATTTGAAGTGGCTTTAAAACCCACTTCTTTTTTTTTGTTTATCTTTGTACAAAGACATTGTATATGATAAATTCTGTAAGAAATACGGTATTAGCTATACTCAACAAGAATAACTATGGTTATATATCTCCTTCTGACTTTAACCTGTTTGCTAAACAGGCACAGATGGATATGTTTGAGGATTACTTTACGCAGTATAACTACTATGTGAACAAGGAGAATGCGAGGCAGTCAGGTACAGGATATGCTGATGTTAAGAAAGGCATAGAGGAAATTATAGATTTCTTCTCTGTAGAGAATGACCTTACACACGATTCAGCAAAGAAATTTTTCCTCCCATCTGTAACTACTACAGGGGATGATTACTACTTTATAAACAAGGTGTTGGTTGTAGGCACAGGAGTTATTGAGGCAGAGAATGTTTCAAACAAAAATATAACCATGCTCTCCAACTCGAACCTAACAAGTCCTTCTACCTTATTCCCTGCATATAATCAAGGTGGCAACTTTGCGTACCTATACCCTACTACTATAGACTCTCAAGGCGAGGTTAAGTGTCAGTACATAAGATACCCTAAAGACCCTAAGTGGACATATGTTTCATTGTCGGGAGGAGAACCTTCATTCGATCAATCACAGGCAGACTTCCAAGACTTTGAATTGCCTTTAGAGGATGAGCGTTCTTTGGTATATAAGATATTGCAGTATGCAGGTATGAGTATCAGAGAAGTACAGGCAGTACAATTTGCACAGGCAGAGGAACAGATTGAAAGTAACGAACTAAAATAATAAGTAATGGCATATATATCTGCTTATCAATATTACGAGAACTCGGGTAACACACCTACGGATGCTAATTGGGGTTCATACCAATATGTAAGCCTGTCTGATATTGTGAATAACTTTATGTTGATGTATCAAGGAAACAACAGCCTTGTTAATAATGAGTCGAGATACAAGATTTTATTCCATGCCAAGAGAGGTATACAGGAGTT